TGGATCGTGCAGGTCACACGCTTGCCGAAGCCAGGAGAGCCGTTGAAGGGGTTCTCAATGGACTCCATGGCGAAGTTCGTGTGGCGGCGGTACACCACCTTGAAGAAAGTAATCTGCGGATTGCCCGTTAGGTACACATCCTGAGCGCCATAAGCTACAAGCTGCATTAAGCCACCACCAGTCATTTGTTATAACCCTTAAGTAGAAATAAATTTCTAGAAATGGGGGTTTTTTTCGGAAGTTGCCGGAGACCTACAAGTTTTCGGACCTAAAAAGGACGAAAAAGGTGGGTCTGCCGGGGACATCCATTTTACCGGCATCTACTTGCCGGTAGTACAATGAGCCTAAACATCTGAATAAAACATGTATAGATATATAGATGTCATCGCAAGATGCCTTTTTCAAGATTCGTCCAACAAAGCGTAGTAATCCAGAGGCAAGAACGACATTGGATATATTACATCAGGCGCACGTAAGAGAGTTGACGGTGGGCGGGGGCGACGCCATTTTAAACTATTTCTTAGACGCGGGTGATATAGTATATAACTATTATGAAACACAGGACATGATTAGTAGGGGTATTGAACCAAGTGTAAAGCGGGCAACTGTAAAGGCAAAGCCTGGTTCTGTTCTTGCCGCCTTAGAACAGGCGGCCTCTACAGGATGTGTGCCGGAGACACCTGCCGTTCCACAGATGAAAGGGGAAATGTTGAGAAGAGATAAACTATTAGAGGAATATTTGCTGAAAATCCATCCCGAACATGCCCGCGGAAACTCTGCTATTCAACATGATTCCTATGGCGAATGTGCTGAATGCGAGCAGGAAATGATATTTAGCGCGAATGAGGCCCTGTTCACGTGTACAAACTGCGGAAATCAACAGTTTATTCTGGTTGATTCCGATAAACCGAGTTACAAGGACCCCCCTCGCGAGATTAGTTATTACGCCTATAAACGTATCAATCATTTCAATGAGTGGTTGGCGCAGTTTCAGGCAAAAGAGAGTACAGAGATTCCTCAGGAAGTATATGATGCTATTTGCGCGGAACTGAAAAAGGAGCGCATTTTGGATTATCGTACTCTGGCGAGGCAGAAAGTACGCGAGATTCTGAAGAAGTTGAAGTATAATAAATATTATGAACATGTCCCGCATATCATTAATCGTCTGAACGGTCAGAATGCCCCGGTAATGAGTCGTGAGGTGGAGGAGAAGTTGCGGTATATGTTCAAGGAGATTCAACCCTCTTTCCAGAAGAACTGCCCCAAAGAACGCAGTAACTTTCTTTCGTATTCCTATGTTCTCTATAAGTTCTGTGAACTCTTGGAACTGGATGAGTATCTGCCCTCATTTCCTTTGCTGAAAAATCGCGATAAGTTATATATTCAAGATAAAATCTGGGAGAAAATCTGCGAGGATTTGGCGTGGCAGTTTATTCGGTCAGTTTGATTAAAATTTATGCGGATGGCCATTTATTAGCCATCTTACAAATGATTGAAACCCCCTATCGCTTTATCAAGTCATGGGTAAATCTCAAGAACGAAACGGAAATATATAATGACAGTGTCTGCGTATATACTACACTTTTGGAGGCCTATGCGAGATGTATTCCGGTAGATGAAAGTAAGTGTTGCCGAATGCTTTATAATGGGGTAGGGCAGGAGTTTGATAGTGGCGAAACACTTGTATCTGTATCGCATGTGGATAACGGTGATAAAATGGATGTATATTGGATTCAGCTGATTCATGAAAGTCTTGATGAGCCTATCCCTAAACTTACTGGAGGGAGACCCTGTTGTGTATGGCCTCCCAGATTTAATACGGTAACTTAATAGATGGAAGAAGAAGGGGCAGATTATCTTGAGGATATGACTGATGGACTTGAGTTATTACCAGACGCAGAAGTTCTATTTGAAGTATCCTTTCTTGGGGATGCCGACCTACAGGATGCAATGATTGGTACAACTGCCGAAGAACTACAGGAAAAAATAATACAACCCCAGGTTTTAATGTACAGACCCCTATATTTACAAACAGGTGAGTTTAAAATAGGTAAATTTGTTCGTAAAATGAATTTAATAGATGAGGTTGTGTATATTTTTAATGCGGTATTAAGGCGTGATGTGGTTACAACCGTTGAATCCAGTAAGTATACATATCATTATATAAATAAGGTAGGGGATCCTATTACCGTAAAATTATTCACGGGGGGAAGAAGAGAAATAGATCTTATTTTTGTAGGGGGTGAGGGTAGACTTTTTGCAGAACCTGTTACACCTAGGCCTAGGAAAAAGAAGGGGGGCTCTAGGCGTAAGAGAAGGCAACGGCGCCGCACGGCAAAATACCGTAGGTAGGCACAAGAATACTGTTAAAAAGCAAAGTTAGGTACAATATACCTAACTTTGCTTTTTAATACATGTGATATGTCACATTATATCATTTATAGTCTGGCGCCAGGGAAGCCCACCAAGTTCGCGCCAATGCCGAAGCCCGCGCCCTGACGCGCCGTAGCACCAATGCTGGGAGACACTACATCCAGAATAGCGAATACGGCCGCCGCCACAATACCGAGTGTGATAATCTCATCTACCGGGAGGCGGTGACGAGGAATAAATATGGCCGCAACGGCCACAAACAAGCCCTCTACTAAATACTTTATGGCGCGATTCAATATCTCAGAGGTAGGATCCATTCGTTCTATATTTATTGAAAATATTTTTACTGGAATGCTAGCTGCGTTATTCCATCTAAAGCGATAGTAGTTTACTAGAATAGAATGTCAAAACTCACTGAGCGCGAGGATTTCCTAGAGGAGGATGCCGAGCTACCTGGTCAGAAGTTTTGCCTACTGAGTTTCCTGAGCCCGGAGAAAGTACTGAACGACAAGGACCAGTTTATGTTCAACGCCTTTGTGAAAGGCTATGAGTTCAATGTACACACGAAGTGCCTTGAGAAGTATTTGATGGATACTCTCCGTGGGATTAACAATAAGTTGGACGCGGAGGCGGAAGCCCTTGATGCGAAGGATTTGAGCGGGGCAGCCGCAGTATGCCGTAGTTCAAAGCTCCGTGTTGACAATACGATGAATGAGTTCCACGAGTTTGTAAAGGGGCATCAGAAGGAGCTAAGTGAGACGAAGATTAAGGAGGCGTACGACGATTTCATGTACACGAATCGGGCAAAGCTGGAGGATGATTTCTACACAAAGAATGAGTTTCGTACTACGGTGCGTGGGCTGAAGGTCCGCGGTGTCTATGGTTCTCAGGCGGAGGCTGTGGCACGTTCTAAGAAGCTACAGCGCCAGGATACGCTTCATAATATTTTCGTGGGTGAAGTGGGCAAGTGGCTTCCTTGGGACCCTGCCCCGAACGATGTGGCCGACCAGGAGTATGCCGAGGACCAGTTGAATACGCTCATGAAGAAGTATAAGGAAAATGAGGAGAGTCGTGAGGTATTCCAAAGAGAGCAGAAGGAGAAGCGTTCACAGAAGCGTGGCGAGCCTGTTCAGATTGGCGACACTTCTTCTGTGGTAGAGTCGGCTGAGACCCCTGCGAACTTTTCCGACATGTTTGGCAAGGATGGCCCTGCGGATCTTGCGATGGCGAGGAAGATGAATATGGATTAATAGTATTTGCTCCAAAAATATGAAAGTTAGTTACACTGTACCTAACTTTTATATTATCTGTTCCACGCCATTTTACTTTTCAGGGAAATACTGATTTGTTATAGGGGGATATACAGGACGGCACACATTCTCCTGACAGAACTCGCCCTCCTGGCAGTTCACGCCCTTACAATCTCCCTTGCGCGTATCAACACCCACAAGTGCCTGAAATCCTTCCGGGAATGAACGCGCAAAAACACGCCGTAGCATCGGCAGTACAGAAACAGCCAATAGTAATACAATAACAAGGCCTGCTAGACCATAGCCACCACGAACCTTCATTCTATAAATACCGTTTAATATATTTCCCCCTAAGGAATCACCGGAAGAGGATTCCTGTCAATGAGTTGCTGCGTTTTAGTGGAATCGCAACAGAATCCATTTATACAGCGCATCGGGAAGTTACAAGGCGGCAAATCTACCCCGCATCTTACACCAGGTATACCAAATCCTTGGAATCCTTCCCGCACTAAAAAGGGGGTAATACGATACATTCTGTCAAGGGCCAGCAGTATAATGGCGAGTACTCCAAATATGAAAACGGCATAGAGTTCTTCAGACATTCTTACTATTAACTCTGTTTCTTATTCACACTAATCGCAGGCCCTTTCAGGCGTTTCGCGGCGTTCGGGTCATACTGATTTGCCTCTTCTTCTTCCTTGTCGCGATAGTAGTTGGCAGAATGTTGCCAGAACTCGGGCGCCCCAATACGGAAATCGCCATGAATATTAGCCTTGTACCAGAAAATACAGTCTTCCAGTTTGGCCGACTGACTCGTATTGTCTATTACGAGACATTCATAGTTCTGTGTACACTGGTCCATGATTTGACAGAAAAACTCCAGGGACGGGAAGGCAGAAGCGTAGTTTTCATAAATACGTTTTCTGTTGTTCGCATACGGTTCACGAAGAATAAATACAAAGTCCACATTCGTCCGGAGAGCTGGTTGAATACCGAGAGGATATTGCATAGTAATAATGAAAAATACCTTCAGCCACCGCCCGTTCATAAACAGGTAACGAATATTCTTGTCATGTGTCCAACTATCGTCGTACATACAGTCATCAAGAATCATAAAGGAACGAGGGTCTAGGCGGGAAGTACCCCCACCCGCCTGGTCTCGCTGTATTCTTGACATAATCATTTTTTGCCGTTTTACAAAGTTGGCCAATACAATAGGAGAATATTCGCCATGAATAAATAAGGGCGGAATCATTTTGCCATAGAATGAGTTGGATTCTTCGGTACCACTGATAACTGTTCCGAGCGGCATTTCTTGATGGTGAAATAAGAGGTCACGCACCAGCGTTGATTTACCAGTGCGACGTCTCCCAATAAAAATAACCACGGCGTCCTGTGGAATCTTACGCATATCAAACTTTTTTAGTGATACATTTACAGCGGCGGCCATTTAGTTCTGACTATAGATATAGTTTTTTATGATATTGAATACCGCGGGGAGTTGCGTCTGTATTATACGATAAGTTTTACGGAGTTTTGTAAGAATGAGTAATACACTCCGGGGTATGGAACTTCCTCAGCCCCGTTTTCGGATATCTCCGTTACCACCAGACTTGAAAGAAATACCCGGGTTTTACGACCTACAGACGTTCTTTCCTACCTTAAGTAGGTTATTCCGTATAACGAAGCATCAGTCTAATGATATTTGGCTTGATTCCGATATGAAAATAGTCAATATTGATATTTCTGGTACATCTGGAAAGTGTATATTTAGATTAGCACCAAATACGGATTCATCAGGGACATCTCTAACAAACGTGAGTACACGCAATGCCTTTTTGAAGGTTACACATTTACTTGACCCTGTTCGTTGGATAAAAGGAGAATACAGTTTGCCGAAGTATAGCGGCCTTCCTTGGCATAGTAAAACGTGGGCGGCGGCCTGGACAAAGTTACAGGATACTTCTAATCAAGCCTATGTGGAGACAATCGCATCCTATTTGCTCGGTAAAATACGTGATGCGAACGTGTCACCGCATTTTAATCAGTTTTATGGTGCCTTCTGTGCGAGGGCGAAGATTTACAGATACAATATGACAGAGGAGTTTCGGAGTTTTAGAAATACACGCTGGTTCTGGCATGGACAGAAACGTGGCCTTTATAAACTACATGTTGTTTCTGCGAATAATCCCAATGAAGATATATCTGGGGTACAACTTGACGAAATATTACGGGAGCCTTCTGTATACAGCTCATCGTCGCAATCTGATACAGATGAGGGTGGCGAAGTAGTGGTCAATATTGAGGAGGGTGAAGAGGAATCGTTTCATGAGGCTTCGTCTGTACATTCTGGAAACTTGACTGAGTTATCTTTCGCAGAGGAATCAGAGAATGAATCCTCCAGCAATGAAACGGAGATGGAAGATAAATATAAGATATACGCGCAAATAGCAGATTTTCCGGTGATGATGATAGGTATTGAAGATAATGAGAATACGATGGACCATTTGCTTGATAATCATCTAGAGGTTGGCGCCACGTGCGGAACAGATAAATGGGAATATATATGGTCTGCGTGGATATTCCAAGTATTAGCTGCCTTATCTGTAGCGCAGAGTATAATAGGGCTCACGCACAATGATTTACACACAAACAATATAGTATGGTCTTCCACGGAAGAAGAGTATTTATATTACAAGAAAAACAGTGGAGAGATATTTAAAGTGCCGACGTATGGAAAGATATTCCGTATTATTGATTTCGGGCGTTCTATATTCACTGTAAATGGAAAGCAGTTTTTCAGTGACGATTTCAAGACTGGAAATGACGCGGAGGGGCAATATAGTTTCAAGCCTTTACATCCGAGGCCGACAGAAGAAGTGCCGCCGAATCCGTCCTTTGATTTGTCTCGCCTGGCAGTCAGTTTAATAGAGGCCCTATTTCCTGAAACGCCAGAAGAAAAGGAGGGAGGTGCTATATTGAGTTCAGAAGATGGTCTTGAAGTGGCAGAGACAGTTTCTCCTCTCTACAATGCACTATGGTCCTGGATGATAGATGATATGGGTGAGAACGTACTTATTACGCCTTCAGGAGAAGAGCGATTCCCTGGATTTGACTTGTATAAGCATATAGCAGCGCATGTACATACGGCCATACCATCCTATCAGTTCGCACACCCTGCCTTTGACCGTTTTCAAGTAAATGCAGCTTCCATAGATACGGGCGCAAAATGCTGGAGCCTGTTTTGTTAGGGGGGTACCGGCATGTGCCTAGAGTAGTGCTTAACTTCAGCAGATCACGGTACCGTGAAATATAAAAACGAAAATATGACGCTCAGCGTCAAACTTTTGTTTTTAACGTACCATATATACGGTTAAAACTTTGGAACACCCACCTTCACTTCTAGACTATCTACCTGTTCTGCCCCACCTGTCTGTATACGATTAAACAGAGACATCGGTACAAGTCCTAATAGCCACTGTACCATACTCGTGGTAGACTCGGGTAATAGTTGTAACACCATCATCATCATTAAAGAACCGATTATAAAATCACGCGACAATGACTTAAGAGTTGGCTGTTTTTCCTCTAAAACAAGCGTACTTCCCGCGCCGAGGGCTGAAATAAATACTCCACCGATAATCATTCCAGGAACAAGAGCAGTAGTTGACATTCTGGCCGCTCAACAGGAAAAAAACGGGTATAGCTTACGCAAGCTCTTCAAAATCCATCGGCATCATATTTTGATTCGTGTCCAAATCTACAAAGTCCTCTAGCGGCTCCGGAGGTATATCCTCTAGTATTTTCACCTCCTCTATGTCACCCCCATCATCTTCAAATATTTCTACCATGTCACTATTCGCATCCTTTGTATCTGAGCCAGTTATTTGCGTGGGGGGAGCGGCTACAGGTACAGCCACAGGTACAGCCACAGGGGCAGCTACAGGGGCAGCTACAGGTACAGCCACAGGGGCAGCTACAGGGGCAGCTACAGGTACGGCCGCTTCCGCGACCACTACCTCATTATTTGTAGCCTCTACCGCCGCCTCCTCTGTTTCCTCTACTTCCTCTTCTTCATCATCATCCTCCTTCAAATATTCCCTCAGAATACTCTTTACAGGTAACATGCCGCGTATTCCCTGTAAAACACCCTCATGTAAGAACGTTTCAATCTGTCGGAGATTCTTCTGGCGTTCCATAGATGGAGCCGAGGTTGAAAATAGATACGTATTGCTCCATAAAAGGCGCGCACATTCTGTCATTGTTCTATGTAGGAAATGGTCTAACTTAGGTATAGCAATCTGTAGTTTTTTCTGCTTCGTTGTTAACCGAATAGCAGAAAGTACTTTTGTGTGTGCGATGAATACCGCGGTCATCAGCTCTTCTAGATAATCGCAGCTAGAATGCTGTACTATTAATCCTGTTTCGCGCTGTACTTTATCCATATTCCAGTTGGAAACATCCTCTAAAAGTGTCTGAAACATCAAAAGAACTCGCTTTGAGTCAGCCTCCTTTTGGGTAGCCTCGGCAAGTAAATCTAAAAAATATTGTTGCATTGGGGGAACTAGATACTGACATAGTTGCTTTGTATATTCTGATTTTGCCTCGGCATATACGCTCACACCTTCTCCGCCAATATCCATGTTACTAGTTACAACTCTGGAGTTCTATTATTCCAACCGGACGCACTTCAATATAATAAATTTTGTAAGTTGTATCCACGGTGAAGAACCCGAACCTATGGCGCGTATACATTCTTGTACAGCCTCATCATGTATAGTGTATTTCTCAATAATAGCATTCAATATTACATAGGGGTCGTCACCCCGTTTTCTACAGTTAGGGATTTCATTCCATGTCGGAATATATGGGGTTGACGGCTGTGTTAATCCGTAGCGAGCAGCTATACTGGTATTTTTATTCAGTCGGTAGGACATATCAGAGCGCATTGTAAGTATTTTACACCTTGATAGGATTGGCGGCGATAGTTTCCATACTTCACGCACTTCCAGGCAACACGTCACATTGGGCGAGGCAGTTTCTAAAATGCGTCGTAAAAATGCCTGCGCCTCTTGTGTTAAATCATCAGCCCCTTCTATCCAGACAAATAGTCTGTCTTTAGAACGAACCTGTTGATGTAATACTTCTCTACCTTCACGAAGAGAACGATCAATCCGTACATTCCACCGAAATAGTTTTGCTCGTTTTGCCACAGATTCTTCGCGTATCCATCGTGATTTTCCTGTCCCAGGTTCGCCGCTAATAAGCAACGCACCTTTACAGGGCTGTTTGTACGATAGGGCTGGCTCTGAAGCCATTCTAAAGTTGTGGCGCGGGTTTCATTTAGGTTCTCCTTGTTCTGCGGCGTCTAAGAGTACGCCTTCCACCTTTACGAGACTGCCTTATAGCATTTCGTAGACGACTTACTACAAGCGGAAGCGGTTTATTATACATTCCCTTTTGTCCCGCTACTATCTTAGCTTTTATTTTTTCTCTTTCAGGTAGGATTTGTTCTAATCTAAAGTTCATCATCTTTTTTACCCTCTCCCTTCTGGCAGCCTCTTCAGCCGCTCTAGCAGCCGCAGCCTCTTCAGCCAGCCTAGCAGGCGCAGCCGCTCTGTATGCCTCCATAGCAGCGCTGTAACGCATTGCCTCATTAGGACCAATAATAGCTTCGTTGGAATCTAGCATAGCTTCGCTTAACACTTTCAGATTTTCCGTAGGATATGTGAATTCATACCTATTACCTTCACGTACAATCACCCCTTCATAATGCCCCCCATTGTTATACATGAGATATGACATTTCCTTAGAATCCCCATCATGTTCATCAAATATAGTGAGAATACCATTCCTACCCTCAAATATTGATATTACTATCCTATAAAAGGCAACAAGATTTTTTACATCTTCATCTATTAAAAATATTCCAGGTTTTACACGCTCTGATATTAAATAATCTGTAAGCTTTTCCTGAAATATTTGTGGCCCTATTGCACGCTTTATTTTATTAATAAGAGCTATCTGTTCTGCTGTTAACCCTTCTTCTGGTAGATTATTAAATATATAGGTATTCCTATCTCTTCTTATAGGGGTTATATACGTTAATATTTTAGAATATTTTTCTAGCTGTTTCTCTTTTATAGAAAGGTACTGTGGTGTTTTTGTATAAACGTGAGCTCTAAAGTTAGAGGCTACAATATCTTTATCTTCAACTGTAAGTGATTGAAAGTTCTTAGATGTAATCGTTAAAAATGAATGTATTAGACAATCAGAGTCTTTTCCACTTGATTTAAGTCTAAAGAGATTTTTAAGTAAATCAAACTTTTTTTGGGGCATTTCCTTGGCCACAGTGCCAGATGATTTTGTTCGCTCTTTTCTAGAGCCCAATCTAGTTTCAAAAACGGTACCTATTACTGTATTTAGTTTTTCAAGCGTATCAAGGCTCTCTATAGGCGAATCTTTAAATATATCTAAGTGTGAGCTAAGCGGCTCAGGATTTCCACCCCATTTTATAATGTCTTGAAACCATAAAATGTTTTGGTCCCTTCTATCTACAAGTTCTTGGGCCATATTTATTTCTTTTAACTGGAGGGAATAACGACCAAATGGTCCATCAGGTTCGGCAGTGCCGTTCATCACGGCATCGTATACAGCAGGTTCTATCTTATATTTCTTCGCCTCTCTTATAAATATTTCTAATGGTCTTTGTAGTTGTGCCTCAGTAAACGCTTTAAATCTAGGCTTTAGACTTTCCTCCATAGCAGCCCGTATATTAGCATTAAATGCCCTCTTGGCTTTTTCTTCTTTGGCTTTTTCTTTTAAACTTTCTTCCATAGCCCGCCGCAGGTTTGCCTCACTAAACCCACTGCTCATACCCCTATTACCATTAAATATAAAAGTTAAGCATTAGGAGATGCCTAACTTTAGTATTTAACTAACAAACTGAAAGCCCCCTTACATGGAAGCCAACATTTCCCTCAAGAGTTCCTCGTCGTGTTTCGCATTGAATGCCAGATTTTGTGTGGCCATCAGAGGATTAGAGTTAATAGAGGCCACCACCTCACGACTATTTCTTTCTAAACTCACATCCAACTTCAAAGGGACACGCGGGCGCACTTCACCAATATCTCCCACCCCTGTCGGAAGACCAACGACACGATTCACCGCCGTCGTTCTATCATTTACGACATCTGCGTTCAGACGACGAGTTGTCTGATGTATATCACCGTCAAAAATCGCCAAGGCACCACCATTACCATGTAGGGGGTTACGTCCTGCGGCAATCTGCTCCTTATTAGGATTCGTCCGCATATTATACGCAGAGTCATGACTGGTGAAGTCCTTATTAACAGAGTTGGACGCCCCATAATATTCCGATTTCTCAGAAATCTGGGATTTCTGTGTAGGACGTGCTATATCATCAGGGTCATATACTTTCAGGCGCGTTGCACCATCTGCCGCAGGAGCAGCCTGGCCCAGCCAGTTCCAGTTGACAGTACCCTCACGCACCGTAGTGCGCGCGATATCATTCGGGTCCCATACAGTA